CCTCAAAAATTCCCCGCCGGGAATTTTCCCCGAAAGTCCGCCGGAAAACTGGGGTAAAACTCTCTCGAAAGGAATGCAATGACAGCCTCAAATGTCATGCAAGCCGTCATGGTGAGCCAGCCAGTGACGCAAACTGGTCAGCATGTCATGAAGTTGGCTCTGGTCAACGAGTCCGGCGACGCTCTGCACGTCCCGAAGCAGGGCGCGACTCAGGCTGACGTCGGAGCACTGACGCAGGCGGCCATCACTGGTGGCGAGTCTCCGACCGAAGCTGAGTTCAACGCGCTTCGTACTGACCACGCGGCTACCCGGACCGTCCTGAACAGTCTGCTGGCCAATCTGCGTGCCGCGGGCGTCATCGCGACGTAGTTCTCGACGAGGAGATCGCATGGCCGTCGCGAAGAGCTCAAAACCTAGTCCAGGACGGCGGCCTGCGACGACTCCAGAGACTAGAGAACATGAGCTCATCAACTTGGCCGAAGAGTTGGCTGCAAAACAGCTACGAGAAGGAACGGCTTCGGCTCAGGTCATCAGTCACTACCTGAAACTCGGGTCCTCTCGAGAAGCTCTCGAGCAGACGCGTCTCCAGAACGAAAACCATCTCTTGAGAGTGAAGAGAGAGGCTCTCGAGGCGCAACGAGGCATGGAAGGACTGTACGAGAACGCCATTGCGGCGATGAAGCGGTATTCTGGCCAAGAACCAGTGCGAACGGACGATGACTATGAGGATTAGAACGTACTCAGAGTTGCGTCAGATCTCCACGTTCAAGGAGCGTTTCGAATACCTCGCTTTGCATGGCGCAGTCGGAGATGCAACCTTCGGATTCGATCGATGGATGAATCAGAAGTTCTATACGTCGTATGAGTGGCGTCAGCTTCGGTTTCGTATCATCGCTCGAGACGAAGGTTGCGATCTCGGCGTCGAAGGGCATGAGATCTTTGACAGAGTTGTCATTCATCACATGAATCCGATGACGCCCAACGACATCAAACAGGGGAACATGGATATTCTGGATCCTAGGTTCCTCATCAGTACCTGTCATGACACACACAACGCCATTCACTTCGGAGACGAACGACTACTTCCCCGGCCTTTCGTTGAACGTAGACCTGGCGATACGAAACTGTGGTAAGGAGAAATTGTGGAATCCGAAAATGAGCGGCCGTTGAACCTGGTATTCTCCCAGGTCGTACATGTCGATCAGGAACCAGAAGAGCACATCGGCAAGGAGCTCATCGATCCCTGGGTGGATCCCGAGCAGACCGACTGGCCTATGGCCGATGAAATTGCATTGCTGAACGAGGAGCACTGATGTCGAACTGGGTTGTTGTACCGGCTCTTCTCGAGGGCCGCGATCAGATGGACGAGCGCTTCCCGAACCGGGACCACGGCGCCGAAGGTACGATCGGCGACCAGTCCCATCAGAGTTCCTCGAGCTCGCACAACCCGGACGAGACCGGGAAGCCCGAATACAGCGATCACGACGGCATCAACGAGGTTCGTGCGATCGACTGGGACAAGGACCTCAACGACGCCGGCGGCGTGACGATGGAACAGGTCGTCCAGCTCTGGCTGACACTGCTTCGCTCCGGCCAAATGTGGTGGGTTCGCTACCTTATCTACAAGGGTCGCATCTGGCACCGTCGAGACAACTTCGTCACACGCGAATACAACGGCGGCGACAAGCATGAAAGCCACGTTCATGCCACGAACGATTTCACGCAGGCCGCCGACACCGTACGCAACACCAACTGGCACCTGAGCGAGCTTAACGGTCCCGGCGAGGTCCCCGTCTCGGACAGTCATCTGTCAGTCGACGGCAAGCTCGGTCCCAAGACCATCGCCAAGTGGCAACGAGTCATGGGCACCCCGGTCGACGGCAAGATCAGCAGTCCGAGCGATCTCGTCAAGGCAGTTCAGACGAAGCTGAAGAGCACTGTCGATGCTTCCCTCAAAGTCGACGGCTACGGCATCGTTCAGGGTGGCAAGCGTTCCAAGACGATCGGCGCACTTCAGCGGTATCTGAAGAGTCCGGTGGACGAGTACATTTCTTCGCCGGTGTCTGAAGTCGTCAAGGCGCTCCAGCGTCGGCTGAACGAAGATCGCTTCTAGCAAGGGAGGTGTCCCACGTGAGCGATAGCATTCTTACTAGTGTCAAGAAAGTCCTCAATCTCCCAGAGAGCTACACGGCGTTTGATGAAGACGTGCTGATGCACATCAACTCAGTCTTCTCGACGATCAATCAACTGGGGATTGGGCCAGAAGGCGGTCTGACGATTGCGAATGCTACGCCCACGTGGGCCGCACTCATCGGTACCGATCCTCGTTTGAATTTCGTCAAGTCGTACGTGTACTTGCGCGTACGTATGCTGTTCGATCCACCGACAACGTCGTTCCATATCGCCGCAGTCGAGAAGCAATACGAAGAACTCGAGTGGCGAATGAGCGTCTATCGGGAATCGACAGAGTGGACCGATCCGACGCAGGAATTCGATCCTGAAGATCAACTGGTTCTCGATGGCGGAACCCCCTAGGAGGGTCGATGACGTTTACGTTCAAGCTCCGCAGGGGTAATGCTGCGGAATGGACTACAGATAACCCGACCCTCAAGGCCGGGGAACCCGGAGTGGAACTCGACACCGGTAAACTCAAGATCGGCGACGGAATTAAAACCTGGACAGCCTTGGGGTACCTTTCTGGAGAAGGAGCTCCCGGTGATTCCGCTTACGAAGTCGCGGTCAATAATGGCTTCGTTGGTACCGAATCTCAATGGTTGGCGTCTCTTGTGGGACCCGCTGGAACCAACGGTACCAATGGAACTAACGGCACCAACGGTAGTAATGGTGCTTCCGCCTATCAAGTGGCCGTGGCGAATGGTTTCGTTGGTAATGAAGCTGCTTGGTTGGCATCACTTGTCGGCGCACCTGGAACGAACGGCACCAACGGTACGAATGGGACTAATGGAACAGACGGCGCAGATGGTGAGTCGGTCACTGTAACACTGGTAGCCGCGGTTGATTGGCCCCCTGCTTCCGATTCCAACCCGTTGCATCTGTATTTCCGGGTGCCGTAATGCCAAACTACGATTTGTCTTCAGCGGATCTCGGACGAGTCGCCGGACAACTCGTCGACAAGCTCCGTATCGCCAACCAGGATGTATGGACCGCTTCAGGCCCCCCTCCTGACGGTCCATATTATCTGAACGATGCCGCCGGTGTCACTCCTGGCGGTTTCTCAGACGGCACACCGAACATCGTCATCGGTCTTCTGACCATTTTCCACAATCCAGGCTACGTTACTGGGCTGCAGTGGTGGGATCAATCTTCCGGCGCAGGAAACTGGGATTTTGGTTTCTACGAAGTCACTACTTCGGACGGTAGCAAGCCAGATACTGGAACATCGAAACTGGCCTCTGCAACACTCGCGGCAACGGGTGGAGGCTTCCGCGAAGTAACGTTCACAACGCCGGTTCCGGTATCATATGGGCATATGTATCTGGCTACGCGATACAACGCGAACGGATATTACGTTCACTCGGGCGCTTTCGGTGGAAATCACGGAGCTTTTACCGATGGAGATCCCGTATACATCCCAGCAATCGGCGAGGACGTCTCTCCGGTGGTTCCTACGTGGACGAACGTCTGGCGATCACTGTTCAAGATCGGTTCTGGCGATGTAGTGCCGAATGAAAATGGCGCCGGTGCTTTCTACGGCGTCACCCCCATCTTCTTCAAGACCCTATAGAGAAGGGAGGGTTCCATGGCCAATCCTGAAAACAAGATCCTCGTCCATTTCGGCGTCAAAGGCATGAAGTGGGGCGTTCATAGGAATCGTCCTTCTCTTCCGGCTTCTCAGGATTCGCAGAGAGCTACCGAAGTTCGAACGAAGGTCAAGACCGGCGGAACGAAGGCGCTCTCGAACAAAGAACTTCAAGATCTGATCACGCGAATGAATCTGGAGCAGCAATTTTCCAGATTGAATCCCAGTAAGTTGGAGAAAGGCACTCAGATCGCTTCTAGGATTCTTGGTGTAGGGAACACCATCAATCAGGCGATTGCCTTTGTCAATTCTCCTGCTGGAAAAGCGGTGAAGGATGCGGTGCTAAAGAAGCGAGGGTAGAAAGGAGGTTCGGCGGCAGTGCTATCGAACACGGCTACACCGATTTATTATGGCCGGTTTCGTGAAGCGGTACTTCGGGGCGAGATTCCTGTAAACCGGGAAGTCTCAGCAGAGATGAACCGCATTGATGCACTCATCGCCGACCCGAATTACTACTATGATCCGGATGCAGTAGAAGGATTCATTCTCTATTGCGAGAATGAACTGACATTGACGGATGGTAGCGATCTTCATCTGCTTGACTCATTCAAGTTATGGGCCGAACAGATCTTTGGTTGGTACTACTTCATCGATCGTCCAGTATATGATCCGGAGAAGAATGCCTTCGTTGTTAAGACCGTTAAGAAACGGTTGACGACAAAGCAATACTTGATCGTAGCTCGAGGCGCAGCAAAGTCGATGTACGCCGAATGCATTCAAAGTTTCTTCTTGAATGTTGATACCTCGACAACGCATCAAATCACTACTGCGCCAACCATGAAACAAGCCGATGAAGTGATGTCGCCGTTCCGCACGGCTATCACGCGCGCCCGCGGACCCTTGTTCAAGTTCCTCACACAGGGTTCTATCCAGAACACCACGGGTGCTAAGTGGCTTCGACAGAAGCTGGTCTCCACCAAGAAGGGCATCGAGAACTTTCTCACAGGTTCTCTTCTTGAAGTCCGCCCAATGTCGATCGCAAAACTTCAGGGTCTCCGTCCGAAGGTTTCGACTGTCGATGAATGGTTGTCCGGTGATCTCCGAGAGGATGTCATTGGCGCCATCGAACAGGGCGCTTCGAAACTTGACGACTGGTTGATCGTAGCAATAAGCTCAGAGGGAACTGTCCGGAACGGTAGTGGCGATACCATCAAAATGGAACTCGCCACCATCCTTAAAGGAGAGTACCATGCGCCGCATGTTTCGATCTGGCACTACAAGCTGGACGAGTTGGAAGAAGTTGCCAACCCAGCGATGTGGCCTAAGGCGCAGCCGAACATCGGTAAGACCGTTTCCTACGAAACGTATCATTTGGATGTCGAACGCGCCGAGAAAGCGCCGGCCGCCAGGAACGACATCCTAGCAAAGCGTTTCGGCATTCCGATGGAAGGCTACACGTACTTCTTCACATACGAAGAGACGCTTCCGCATCGTAAGAGAAGTTTCTGGGAGATGCCTTGTGCTCTAGGGGCAGATCTCTCACAAGGCGATGACTTCTGTGCATTTACATTCCTATTTCCATTGCCAAATGGTGGATTTGGAATTAAGACGCGCAGTTACATTACTTCTCTAACGTTGTTGAAGCTTCCTGGAGCTATGCGACACAAGTACGAGGAATTTCTGAACGAAGAAAGTCTCCATGTACTTGAAGGTACTATTCTCGACATCATGGAAGTCTTTGATGATCTGGAACAGTACATAGAGCGGGAGAAATTCGACGTTCGCTGTCTGGGTTACGATCCTTACAACGCCAAAGAGTTTGTTCAGCGGTGGGAACTTGAGAATGGACCCTATGGCATAGAAAAGGTCATCCAAGGCGCCAGGACAGAATCTGTACCTCTCGGCGAATTGAAGAATCTTGCCGAGTCTCGTCTTCTGCTCTTCGATCAAGCATTGATGACGTTTGCTATGGGAAACTCCATAACCATGGAGGACACCAACGGAAACCGAAAACTGCTAAAGAAGAGGTATGACGAGAAGATCGACAATGTGGCGGCCATGATGGACGCCTTCGTCGCATACAAGCTCCATAAGGAGGCGTTCGAGTGAATGAGCCCACCAGAGAGGAAGCTCTAATCCATTTCGGCGTCAAAGGCATGAAGTGGGGCGTTCGTAAGCAGCGGCAACTCGATGCTGCAAACCGAGTCGCATCAGGAAATGCTTCAACGCTGCAAAAGGTTCGATTCGGAGCTAGTGCTACTACAAAAGAACTCGTGACTTCCGGCGGTTCTTTGAAGAAGATCGCTCGAGCTAGGGCGAACACTCTCGAAGCGCAAAAGAAACGAATCGAACAAGGAAAAGCTACAACTCTGGACATGCTTGATCGATTCGGAAATACTCCGATTCTCGATCTGGTTCGAGGTCGTTAATAGACAACCGAATAATGGAAGGAGGTGACTATGTCATCGTTTGGCTCACGGCTGAAAAGAACGATCAAGCATGCCTGGAACGCATTCACGAATCGAGATTTTCAGGCTGATACCCGTTCGAATTCGGAAGGCGTTTCTTTCGGAGGTCGACCGGATAGAGTAAGAGTTTCGATCGCCAATGAACGTTCAATTCTTTCCGCTATCATCCTTCGAATTGCTATTGACGTATCTTCGGTCGAGATTCGTCATGTTCGAAAAGATGAAAACGGTCGGTATCTCGAAGATATTGATAGCGGAATGAACACGTGTTTGACGCTCGAAGCCAACATCGATCAAGCGGCAACGGCGTTTCGTCAAGATCTGATGTTCACGATCTTCGACAGGGGTTCTGCGGCGATCGTTCCCGTCGATACCACCATCAACCCGGCAATTTCGGGCAGCTTCGACATCAAGACCATGCGAATTGGGGAAATCGAAGCTTGGTTCCCCCAAGATGTTCGAGTGCAGGTCTACAACGAAGCTGTGGGTAGACGCGAACCGTTGACGCTCGGAAAGAGAACTGTCGCCGTCATCGAGAATCCGCTGTACGCCGTGATGAACGAGCCAAACTCGACCTTCCAACGGCTAATTCGGAAACTCAATCTTCTGGACGCGATCGATGAGCAATCGGCTTCGGGGAAACTCGATCTCATCATTCAGCTTCCGTACGTGGTCAAGTCGGAAGCTCGTCGCCAACAAGCAGAACAGCGACGCAAGGACATCGAAGTTCAACTGAAGGGCAGCAAATACGGTATCGCCTATACAGACGGTACCGAGAAGATTACTCAGTTGAACCGTCCGGCGGAAAACAACCTCTTGGAACAGATCAAGTTCTTGACCGAGATGTTGTACACGCAACTCGGCGTCACTCCGGAAGTCATGAACGGCACGGCAGACGAAGCCGCAATGTTGAACTACCAAAACCGAACAGTCGTACCTCTCGTCGAGGCAATGGTTCAGGCGATGCGTCGTACCTTCTTGACAGCGACTGCTCGTACGCAAAAGCAAGACATCATGTACTTCAAGGATCCGTTCAAGCTGGTTCCGGTCAGCCAGATAGCGGAGATCGCCGACAAGTTTGTGAGAAACCAGATTGCTTCTGCAAACGACATCCGACAGATCGTTGGTTGGAAGCCGTCAAAGGATCCGAAGGCTGACCAACTGAACAACCCGAACATGCCGGCTTCTGCTGCCGAACTGCCAACTCGCGCTCCGCTTCGAGTTCCTTCTTCAGTCGGAACGCCGCGGCGACTCACTGCTGCTCCGTCGGAGCTAGCTACTCGACAACGATAGAATGAAGGAGGAGAACAGTCAAAATGGAACCCGATTTTAGCGGATGGGCAACCAAGGCTGGTCTCAAGTGCTCCGACGGTCGAACCATCACGCCGCAGGCGTTCCAGCACATGGACGGCATGACGGTTCCTCTGGTCTGGAAGCACGACCACAACAACCCCGACAACATCCTGGGCCACGTCCTGCTCGAGGCGAAGCCTGAAGGCGTCCGATGCCACGGCTTCTTCAACGACACCCCTTCGGGCATCAACGCGAAGGCTCTCGTCGCGCACAAGGATGTCAACTCGCTGTCGATCTGGGCCAATCAGATCAAGGAGCACGCCAAGCAGGTTCTGCACGGCATGATCCGCGAGGTCAGCATCGTGCTCTCCGGTGCCAACCCGGGCGCCAAGATCGACTACGTCCGAATCGTACACGGCGACGGCCCGGACGAATATACCGAGTCCGAGGACGAGTTCATCCTCCACGGCATGGAGTTGGCTATCGAGGAGCCGGACTCTCTCGAGGGAGAAGTCGAAGAGATCGCCCACGCTGCTCAGACGATCGAAGACGTGTTCAACACGCTGAACGAAGAGCAGAAGGCCGCTGTCTACTTCATGCTCGGCGCAGCGACCGAGGGCATGACGCCGCCTGTCGCTCAAACGGAAGACAAGACCGAGGACGACCTCGAACACAAGAAGGAAGGAACGGACGACGTGACCAGCACTCGGAATGTTTTCGAGCAGAGCGGCAAGACCACCACTCCGGACGGCGACAAGCACGTCCTTTCCCACGACGACGTGCTGAGCATCGGCAAGCGTGCGGCGCAGCTCGGCTCGCTGAAGATGGCCGTCAACGAGTACGTCGTTGCGCACGGCATCGAGAACATCGACATCCTGTTCCCGGACGCGAAGAACGTCACCGGGGCGCCGGAGTTCGACAAGCGTCGCACTGAGTGGGTCGACGGCGTGCTGAACGGCGCGACGCACCGTCCGTTCGCTCGTATCAAGACCATGAGCGCGAATCTGACCCTGGACGAGGCCCGGGCCAAGGGTTACGTGAAGGGCAACTTCAAGAAGGAGGAGTTCTTCGCCGTCACCAAGCGATCCACTTCTCCGGTCACGATCTACAAGAAGCAGAAGCTCGACCGCGACGACATCATCGACATCACCGAGTTCGACGTCGTGGCCTGGCTCAAGGCCGAGATCCGCCTCATGCTCAACGAGGAAATCGCTCGGGCCATCCTGATCGGAGACGGTCGTGCGGTCGACGACGAGGACAAGATCAAAGACCCCGTGGGGGCGCAGGACGGTACGGGCATCCGGTCCATCGCGTTCGATCACGAGCTCTACGCAGCGACTGCGTACGTCAACATCAGCGACGCCAACAGCGACTACTACGAGGTCATCGAGCAGGTCCTGCGGCAGCGGAAGCTGTACAAGGGCACTGGCACGCCGGACTTCTACACCACCGAGCCGGTCATCACCGAGATGCTGCTCAGCAAGGACGCGCTCGGCCGTCGGCGGTTCTCGAACCTGTCAGAGCTGGCCGCGGAGCTCCGGGTCAACTCGATCGTCGCGGTCGAGGCCATGGAGGCCGACTACGCCGCCGACATCCTCGGTATCATGGTCAACCTGGTCGACTACAGCACGGGTACTGACCGCGGTGGCGAGGTCAACTTCTTCGACGACTTCGACATCGACTACAACCAGTTCAAGTACATGATGGAAGGCCGTATGTCCGGCGGTCTGACCAAGATCCGTTCGGCCGTCGTCTTCCGCAAGACCGCGGGTACCGACGTCCTGGTCAACCCGATCACGGCTCCGACCTTCGTCTCGGCGACCGGTGTCATCACCATCCCGACGCAGACTGGAGTCACGTACCACTACGTCAACGCCGACGGCACCAGCGGTTCGACGCTTTCCGCGGGCGCGCAGACGGCGATCACCGCAGGCACTTCCAAGACGGTTCGCGCCGTGCCGGCCACCAACTACTACTTCCTCAACAACATCGACGACGAGTGGACGTTCACGCGTCCGGTCGCGTAGTAGGCGAGTCTCACCATGGCAAGGTTCTTCGGTGAGATCGGATACGGCGTGCGAATCGAATCTGCTCCTGGCGTGTGGAAAGACAGCATCACCGAGAAGTCATATTACGGCGATGTGATCCGAAACACGAAGCAAAACCAGGATGGACAAAGTGTCAACGATGATATTACTGTTGGCAACTCGATAAGCATCGTCGCGGATGAGTACGCCGGCTTACATTTCCTTGCCATTCGGTATATCCGATGGTTGGGGGTGCTGTGGACGGTAGCAAACGTCGATGTGCAGCACCCCCGCTTGGTGTTGAGATTGGGGGCGAAATACAATGGGCCGATTGGCACTCCAGTCTAAACTCGAAATACTTCTGGGTTCAGACAAGGTGTATTTTCAGTCCCCGCCCAACATTGAGATGGGATATCCGTGCATCGTCTACGACGTAGACCAGGCGAGCACGGATTTCGCCGACAATGCTCCATACAACTACGTCAAACGGTATCGAGTCACCGTGATGGATGGAGATCCGGATAGCATTATTCCGGATAAAGTTGCCGCGTTGCCGACATGCATATTCAATCGAAATTTCGCGGCGAACGATCTTCACCACAACGTCTTCCTGTTGTATTTCTGAGGAGAGTAGCACATGACCAAGGTTCTCTGGGACCAGTCGGGCGGAAAGGTCTATGAGACCGGTGTCGACCGCGGCGTCCTGTACCTTCCGAATGGTGTCGGGGCTTACGACACCGGCTTCGCGTGGAATGGTCTGACGACCGTCACCGAGTCTCCGTCCGGCGCTGAGCCCAACAAGCAGTACGCAGACAACATCATCTACGCCACCCTTCTCTCGTACGAGGAGTTCGGCGGCACCATCGAGGCCTACACCTATCCCGACGAGTTCGCTCAATGTGACGGCACTGCAGCCGTCGAGCAGGGCGTCTACATCGGTCAGCAGGATCGAAAGGTGTTCGGCTTCTCCTATCGAACACTGGTCGGCAACGACATCGACGGCAACGCGCACGGCTACAAGCTGCATCTCGTCTACGGCGCCCTGGCCTCACCGAGCGAGAAGGCCAACGCCACGATCAACGACTCGCCGGAACTGGTGAACTTCAGCTGGGACTTCACCACGACTCCCGTCGAGGTCGGCACGATCAACAGCGTCCTGTACAAGCCGACATCGTACATCTGCGTCGACTCGACCAAGGTGGACGCTGACGCGCTGGCGGCCCTCGAGGACTTCCTCTACGGCACGGTCGGCACGGACCCTTCGCTTCCGACGCCCGCCGCGGTCGCTGCTCTGTTCGCGGGCACGATCACCGTCGCAACTCCGACGGTTCCTTCGTACGACAGTGGCACCCACACCATCACCATCCCGACGGTTACGGGTATCACGTACCGGATCAACGGCGTGGCTGTGGCGGCAGGCCCGGTCGTGCTCACCACGGGTCAGTCCAAGATTGTCGTGGCGACGCCGAACAACGGCTACAAGCTGCCGGCCATCTTCGACAACGACTGGATGTACACCTACTAACCACGAGGGGAGGCCAGAGAATGCTCAAGTTGTCGGTGTCAATTCCCGAAGTTTTCAACGAAACGAACAATGAATTCATCGGCGGACATGTTGTTGACATCGAGCTCGAGCATTCTCTGGTCTCGCTGTCAAAATGGGAGTCATTCTTCGAAACCCCCTTCATCGCTTCGAAAGACAAGACTGAAGAACAGGTTTTGTGGTACGTCGAAGCGATGACGTTGACTCCTAATGTTCCTCCGGAAGTTTTCCAGAACCTTAGTCAAGACAACGTTGATGCCATCAATAAATACATCAACGCAAAGATGTCTGCGACTTGGTTCTCAGAGGAAGAAAAGAAGAAGCATAGTCGAGAAGTTGTCACTGCTGAGATTATCTACTACTGGATGATCTCACTCGGTGTTCCATTCGAATGTCAGCATTGGCATTTGAATAAACTTCTGACATTAATCCGGGTTTGTAATCAGAAAAATGCCCCGGAGAAAAAATTGACCAAACAAGAGATAGCTGAGCGAAATAGAGATCTCAATGCTCAACGCAAAGCTCAACTGAAGACGGCAGGGTAAAGGAGGGATCACGTGTCGCGAATCACTTGGGATGATCTAGGCAAGCGCTTCTATGAAGTCGGCATCGACCGCGGCGTTCTGTACCCTCCAAGTGGCGATGGAGTTCCTTGGAATGGTTTGACATCAGTCAGGGTACATCCTTCTGGAGGCGATCAGAAAGGCTACTACCTGGATGGCATCAAGTATTTGAATGTGCCATCTCCCGAGGAATACGAAGCAACGATCACCGCTTTCACCTACCCTGACGAATTCGGCGTCTGTGATGGAACGACTCGAGTGCATTCGGGTCTTTTCGTTACACAACAGCAAAGAAAACCTTTCGGCTTCTCATACCGGACCCGAATCGGAAACGAGTTGGACAGTAACTACGGTTACAAGATCCATATCGTGTACAACGCTCTCGCTGCGCCCTCAAATAAAGACTTCTCGACTCTCGGTGGATCGGTGAGTCTTGCCGATTTCAGTTGGGATATCACTACCAAACCCGCCGCGATGACTGGCGTCAAGCGAAGCGCACATATCGAGATCGACACTCGATCTGCAAACCCGGCTGCCATTTCCGACGTCGAAGATATTCTGTACGGCACGGAGGCGCAAGCGGCTAGTCTGCCAACCCTAGCGCAGTTGGTAGACATATTCGAAGCATACGCGATCCTGTCTGTGATCGACAATGGTGATGGAACATTTACCGTCACTGGTCCAGACGACGCGATCACCTTCCCCACCGCCGATACTTTCGAAATCACCTGGCCGTCGGCAGTTCCGATCGATGCCGATACGTTCACGCTTAGCTCGCTTTAGGAGGGAGGCCTCATGGCTACCGTAACTGGAATGACTGCTGCCGCCATCAACGCTCTGGTCGCAGGTCTCGTCAAGGACGCTGAATTTGATATCTCCGGGCATCTTATTCTCACCTTGCACGACGACAGCACAATCGATGCTGGAGCTCCTACGCTCTCCACTCCGGACGCGAGCACCACAGTCAAGGGTATCGTCGAACTGGCGACTAGCTCGGAGACTAGTGCGCTGACTGATGCGGTTCGCGCCATCACGCCAGCAGGACTTGCTACGCTGATCGGAACGCTAGCGACGGCCTCACACACGCATGCGTTCTCAGTGATCACTGGCGATGCGGCCAACAACCAAATCGCTCAGATGGCTGCGCATACCATCAAGGGCAATAACACTGGCAGCACCGCTGACCAGGCCGATTTGACCATCGCTCAAGTCTGGGCCGAACTCAACGGCGGTTGGCAGACCTGGTCGGGAATCTCGCTTCTCGGCGATACATCGAACCCGACCATCGGTGGTGGTTCCTCGTTCACCGGTCAGTATCGCATCTATGACAATACTTTGGATGCAGATGCTCAGTTGACCATCGGTTCAGGTTGGTCCGCGGGTAGTGGTGACTACTATTTGACCATCCCAAGCAGTAGGTCTGCGTCAAACTACAAACTCGGCCTCGGTCCGGGCATGATTTTCGACGCCAACGACACAACGACCGGCGGTATCGGTGTCGTCACCATGAAGACCGGTGGAACAAAACTATATCTGGCAATGGATACGCCATCAGGAAACGGGTGGCTCGGTAGCGGATGGGCATTGAGCTCCGGCGACCAAGTTCGTTGGTCCATTCGAGGTCTTCGACTGACGTAGCAGAAAGGAGTCCTGATGATATCCGTTACATCAAGTGGCTCCTTCAAGAATACGGAGTCGTTCCTGCGCGCAGTGTCACGATTGGATATTCGCACTATCCTGAATGATGCTGGTAAACGAGGAGTCGCTGCGCTTTCTTCTGTCACTCCTGAAGAGTCTGGGAGAACTGCGGCTTCTTGGGATTATTCAGTGTCAACCAAGGGCGGAGTATATTCGATCATCTGGACCAACTCCGATGTCGAAAGTGGTTTTCCGGTCGCCATCATGTTGCAGTATGGCTACGGTACAGGAACTGGTGGCTACGTGGCTGGAAGAGACTACATCAACCCGGCTATGCGACCGATATTTGACTCGATCGCTGACAGAGTATGGAAGGCGGTGACCTCCGCATGAGCAGTATCGATGAACGCGTTGTTCAAATGAAATTCGACAACGTGGAATTCGAGCGTCGCGTTAGCCAGACCATGTCTTCGCTTGCGGCTCTGAACAAGGGACTCAAGCTCGAGGGCGCCACTAAAGGTCTAGAAGATGTCAATGCTGCGAGTAGCAAGCTGACGCTCGGACCAATATCCAACGCTCTGGATACTCTGGTTGATAAGTTCAGAACGCTCTCCATCGTCGCGATTACGGCCATCACCAACATCGCAAATCGTGCCGTCAACGCAGGCATCACGCTTGTCAAATCGCTATCTACCGAACCGATCATCGCCGGTCTGCATGAATATGAGACGAACCTTAACTCGATTCAGACGATTCTGGCGAACACGGGCTTGGAAGGACAAGCCGGTCTCAACAAGGTCAATGCCGCACTCAAGCAGCTCAACGATTATTCCGACCAAACCATCTATAACTTCAGCGAGATGGCTCGGAATATCGGTACGTTCACCGCCGCCGGCGTCACGCTGGATGTCGCTACAAAAGCCATCAAGGGCATCGCCAATCTGGCAGCGATCTCCGGCTCGAACGCCGAACAAGCTTCTGCCGCAATGTACCAGCTCTCGCAGGCCATATCTGCGGGTAAATTGTCGCTCGAGGACTGGAACTCGGTTGTCAACGCTGGTCTTGGCGGTAAGGTCTTCCAGAACGCTCTGATCGAGACAGCTCGGGTGCACGGCGTCGCCATCGATCAGATGATCAAGGATGAAGGCAGCTTCCGACTCACGCTGCAAAAGGGTTGGTTGACGTCCAACATCCTCACTGAGACGCTGCAGAAGTTCACCGGCGATCTCACTGCAAGCCAGCTCAAGGCGATGGGCTACAACGATCAGCAAATCGCCGGCATTCTCAAGATGGGCAAGACCGCTCAAGAGGCCGCTACCAAGGTCAAGACGTTCAGTCAGCTTCTGAGTACGCTGCAGGAAGCTGCGGGTTCTGGTTGGACACAGACCTGGCAAGTTATCTTCGGTGACTTCGAAGAGGCCCGAACGCTCTTTACGAACGTCAACAACGTTCTTGGCGGATTCATCAACGCTTCCTCCGATGCACGAAACAAGGTGCTCGGAGATTGGAAAGAGCTCGGTGGGCGAACAGTCCTCATCGAAGCTATCTCCAACACGTTCGAAGCGTTGCTTGGCGTCATCAAGCCCATCTCCACAGCATTCCGTGAGATCTTCCCAGCGACTACAGGGAAGCAGCTCTACAATCTCACAGTGACTCTTCGAAACTTCACCCAAAGCCTCAAAATAGGAGCAGACACAGCAAGTTATCTCCGGAGGACATTTGCCGGAGTGTTTGCGATCTTGGGACTCGGCTGGGATATCGTTCGGGAGGGAGTTAAACTTTTCCTCTCCCTGTTCGGCATGGCCACAAAAGGCTCCGGGGGAATTCTCGAATTCACTGCGAGGATCGGCGACTTCGTTGTTCGGATGCGTCAGGCCATCGAAGAAGGCCACGGCATCGAGAAGTTCTTCGAGACGCTTGGCCGGATCATTGCGGTTCCGATCAAGATCATCCGGATGTTTGCAGCGGCAATCGGATCACTGCTGGATCGATTTGACGGAGACGCTGCGGCTAAGGGCGTCGAGAACTTCGTCAGCAAACTGTCGCCGCTGAGTCGACTCACGCAAATCGGCGTTGGCGCATGGGAGAAGCTCCCCGGCATTCTTCGCGACGTATCTCGGAACTTCGCACCAATCGCCGAACGAGTCGGAAGCTTCTTCAAGAACCTTACCTCTGCAGTGGTTGAAGGGCTTCGGACACTCGATTTCAGCAAGGTCGTTCAAGTTATTCAGACTGGACTCCTTGGCGGTCTTGTCGCCTCGCTGATTGCGTTTATCACCAGGCTTCGAAGTGGGATCGGTTCAGGTCAGGATCTTCTCGAGCGAATTACTCAGCCGTTCGAAGAACTGACTGGGACGCTCAAGGCTATGCAGAATACCCTTAGAGCAGCGACACTGTTGCAAATCGCCGCTGCTGTTGGAATTCTGACCTTGTCGGTCATCGGCCTGTCTAAGATCGATTCGGCAGGATTGACTCGGGCATTGTCTGCAATTGCGGTGATGTTCACGCAGCTTATCGGAGCGTTGATCCTCTTCGAGAAGTTCGGTACCGCAAGTGTCTTCAAGGTAAATATCGCCGCGGCCGGCTTGATTCTTCTCGCTATCGCGATAGATCTTCTAACGATCGCTGTCAGGAATCTATCAAGTCTGAGTTGGGAAGAACTCGCCAAGGGTCTTACCGGAGTTACCGTTCTTATCGGAGCTCTGGTCGGCGCGTTGAACTTGATGCCAGACAAAGGCAGGATGATCAGTACCGGTGCAGGTTTGCTTATCCTTGCTGCGGCCATCAAGGTGCTTGTCACAGCAGTGACCGATCTGTCCGGTCTGAGCTGGGAGAAGATGGCCAAGGGTCTTGCGGGAGTCGCAGGCCTTCTTGCGGCCCTGGGTTTGTTTACCAGGTTTGCTATGGCGGAAAAAGCCGGGATATTGTCTGGCGTAGGGATTCTGCTACTTGCCGCAGGCATTAAAGTCATGGCAAGCGCACTCAAGGATCTAGGTCAGCTCTCATGGGCTGAGATCGGTCGTGGTTTGACCGCCATGGCCGGCGGTTTGGTGTTGGTGGCAGCGGCGCTTATTGCCATTCCTCCAACGTCAATTGTTTCTGCGGCCGCAGTCGTCGTGGTGGCAGCTTCGTTGGGTCTGGTTGCCAGCGCACTGCAGAAGATGGGGAGTTTCAGCTGGGAGACCATCGGTAAGGGTCTCGTTACGCTTGCTGGAGCTTTGGTCCTCATATCTGCCGCACTCATCGCCATTCCTCCAACCGCGATCATATCTGCTGCTGCAGTTCTGGTTGTAGCGCTGTCCCTGGGCGAGATCGCATCGGCTCTTGCCGAAATGGGCAAAATGTCTTGGGGTGCAATCGGCAAGAGTTTGACGTTGCTAGCAGGCGCGCTGATTATCATCACAGCAGCTTTGACGGCAATGATCATTGCCCTTCCAGGTGCCGCAGCTTTGCTGGTGGTTTCGGCATCGTTGGCAGTTCTCGCGCCGATTCTGGCCGCGTTCGGAAATATGTCCTGGACTGAGATAGGCAAGGGTCTCTTGACCTTGGCCGGCGTGTTCGCGGTCCTGGGCGCGGCTGGTATATTGCTCACGCCGTTGGTGCCAACACTAATCGGCCTTAGTATAGCGTTCACCCTCATCGGTATTGGTGTGTTGGCTGCCGGTGCAGGTATATTGCTGTTTTCGGCTGGTTTGGCCGCTCTGAGCGTTTCTGGAGCGGCAGCGACGGTCGTCTTTGTCGGAATGGTATCCGCTCTTCTTGGTTTGCTCCCGGTGCTTGGGACGCAAGTCGGATTGGCGATCATATCCTTCGCAAAGACGATATCCACCGCGGGTCCTGCAATTCTGGCCGCGTTCGTGACGATCATATCGTCGCTGATCGACGCCGTGATGGTCCTGACGCCGAAAATCATCGATGCAGTGTTCTATCTGTTGTCGAGGCTTCAAGATACTCTGCTGAAGTACATCCCGAAGCTCACCGATACGGGGTTGCAGATCCTCATCGGTTTCCTGCAAGGTATCGCCAGAAATATCAGGCGAGTGGTCGATGCAGGAACCGACGTCGTGGTGAACTATATTCACGGCGTGGCAAACAACCTGCCTCGAGTGATTCAGGCCGGCATCGACTTGATCATATCTTTCGTGAACGGTCTTGCAGACGGTATCCGGAATAACTCAGATCGTATGAGTGACGCCGGCATGAACCTTGCAAGCGCCATAATTGAGGGCATGGTCAAGGGTCTCGGTAAGGGCCTGGGGAAGGTGAAGGACGCCGCGGTCAACGTAGCGAAGAACGCCTTGAACTCGGCGATGGATTTCCTGGGAGCACACTCGCCGGCGACGAAGTTCATCGATCTGGGTGAATTCTCAGTTCTGGGCTTTGCCATCGGTTTGACGCATCTCGCGTCTCGAGTTATGGCCTCGGCAAAGGGTGTTGGAAAAACTGCCCTGGATTCGTTGGGTGGGTCAATGTCGGATATGTCGGACATTCTCTCATCGAACATGGATCTGCAGCCGACCATCCGTCCGGTGCTTGATCTGACAGACCTGAGCAAGAACGCCGGTCAGATTGATAAGGTTCTCGCTGGTACTAGAACGATATCCTTGGATGTCGCACAGAGCAACGCAGCGAATGCCTCGAACGGATTCCAGGACAACAAAGATCAGACGACTCAGGCGCAGACTCCGACTACCGGTGACGTCACGAACTACACGCAAAACAATTACTCGCCCAAGGCTCTGGATCCGGCAACGATCTATCGCCAGACGAAGAACCAACTGGCAACCACGAAGGGGGGTCTGCCTAAATAATGTCTATCACCAAGGTTGAAGTTCGGACGCCTCTCGGGGCTCTTCTCACGTTGACGTTGGAAGATCCGACCAACGGATACCTGATTGAGGATATTCTCGGGCTGGACCCCGTCAAGGCGACGATCAGCTCATCTACCTTCGCGAATTTCCCCGGGGCAAAATACCAGGCAAGTCGGAGAGAAATACGCAACATCCTATTCAAGTTGAAACTAGAGCCGAATTTCATAACTCAGACGGTTCGACAACTCAGATCGAACTTGTACGAGTTCTTCGAATCTGATATGGAGGTCAGTCTTCGATTCTTCATGGTCGATGGACTGACCGTGGACATCGCAGGGAGGGTGGAGTCTTGCGAGGCTCCCCTCTTCACTCAAGAACCAAGAGCCACGATATCCATCATCTGTTTCGACCCCGATTTCGTAGATTTGACGCCCGTGGTAGTCAGTGGAAATACTGTTTCTACATTGACGGAATTCACTATTGATTATCCGGGCGACATCTCTACAGGATTCGTGTTTGTGCTCAACGTCGATCGAACGTTGACAGATTTCACGATCTATCATCGTCCTGCGGACAACGTGCTTCGTACGTTCGATTTCTCGTCCGCTTTGGAAACAGGAGACGTTCTGACCGTCAACACCATTGATGGTAGTAAAGCAGTCATGCTAAATCGCAGTGGGACGTTGACGTCGTTGCTCTACGGAAAGTCTCCCCAATCCAAATGGCTTAAGCTGATGCGAGGAAATAACCGTCTCCGAGTGTATGCCACCGGCGCGGCCATTCCTTTCACAATTACGTACACGCCTAGGTACGGAGGCTTGTAATGGAGGTGTTGATCCTCGATAGCCTCTACCGTCGTGTTGAAGTCGTGGACGATTTCGAGACGCTGATTTGGACCGAACGTTTCCGAGCCAAAGGCGACTTCGAACTTCACACTTCTCCCACCACAAAGAACCGCAGTCGTTTCACCAAGGGGACAAGATTGGCTCTGTACGAGTCATATCGTGTCATGACGGTAGATACGATCAGCGAGGGCATCAACGCCGATGGTGTTCGTACCTTGATCGTCAAAGGCTTCTCGCTCGAGGCGGTGCTTGAACAACGAATCGCCATGGCCGCTTTGACGGATCTCACCACGGATCCACAGTGGATTCTCACCGGGCAGCCCAAGGACATCGCGACACAGATGTTTCACGATATTTGTGTTACAGGAATCCTGAATGCTGGCGATATCATTTCCGGCGTCAACGAAATAAATATTTTTCCGTCAGACACCATTCCGGAACCCGTCGACAGCATCACGTATGTGGTGAATCCGACCACCTTGTACGAGGCGACAAAAACCATATGCGATGCATATTTCATGGGGTTCCGTCTCGTGCGAGATCACGACACGACTCAGTTGTACTACGACATCTATATGGGTTGTGATCGTACAACGCAACAAACCACGTTCCCTGCGGTGGTGTTCAGCCCTGAGCTCCAGAACTTGCATAGCACTAACAAGCTGGAATCGTGGGCTCCGTACAAGAACGTCGCGTACGTAGTGTCTCCAGTCGGTCACGAAGTGGTATATCTGGACGACGTCGATCCGTCGATGGCTGGTTTCGAGCGACGCGTTCTTCTGGTCAAAGCGGATGATATTACGGATCCAGACGGTCCGACTGCCTCGGCTTTGATGGTCCAGCGAGGAAAACAAGAGCTGACGAAGAACCGGAGCTTCGTCGCTTTGGATGGAGAGGTTGCCCAGACTTCTCAGTACACCTACGGCATAAGCTACAATCTGGGCGATCTCGTCACGCAAGAGGATGGCGAAGGTGGGACTGCGCAGATGCAGGTCACTGAGCAGATATTTGTCAGTGATCAGCAAGGCGACAGATCATATCCCACGCTGACCATCGATCAAATCGTCACAGTCGGTTCGTGGCTTGCAAGGGATCCGCTCGAGGAATGGTTTGATCTCGATGCAGATTCGCAAACCTGGGCTGACCAACCGTAACGAAGGAGGGTCGACATGGCAGTCGGTGATGACGCCGCAGCAGCAGGATATCCGCTCGTCCCCGATGTTGGCGAAGAAGGCCGAGTTCGTTGGGGTGGACGAGAGATCAATCGCGCTAGGGATTTTATCGCACAGATCAAGGCGCTGATTCCCACCGGCAAAGCTGGATACCGCACCGCTTCGGGAATATCTTCTGGGACCGCTGATCCATCCGGAGGTAACGACGGCGATATCTACTTCAAGATCATTGAGTAGATGACATGGTTTCTAGTGGTAGCGTCAATGGGAACAACGTAGATGGAACTGAGGGAAGCTATCTCAATTGGCAGGTAGCTTCCCAGGACGTTGATGGGAACTTCTCGACACTCAACTGGCAAGTAGGATGGCGTTTCTCCACTACCAGTTGTCGAGGACTTCGACTTGGTCGAGCCGTTATCAACGGCACTGTGGTATACGACGATCATGACAGCGGAGATGGCGTTCACGCGTTCGTTTCTGGTCATAACCACAAACCGCGGCTCCAAACGGCTTCCGGGTCCATCAACGTCGGACATAATGCGGACGGAACCAAGGAATTCTCCGCATCAGTCAAAATGACGGGATTCTCTGGACTGCTCTCACAAGGCTCATCAATCTGGACCTTGCCCGAGATCAGTCAGGTTCCTGATCCGCCGAGTTCTCCAGTCTTGAGTAATATTCACCAGACATCGTTGACCGCAATGTTCGACCCAAACGATAGCGGCGGTACGCCAATCATCGGATACGAGGTCGGATATTCAACAGTGTCCGACGTTGGTGGGGCAACCGTCGTTGCAGGATATCCTCCGGTGATGATTACTGGCTTGCTTCCAGCGACGAAATATTACTTCTGGGCAAGGGCGGAAAACTCAAACGGTTGGAGCGATTGGTCGACTCCTGGTATTGCCACTACGTTGGCCGGAGCTCGAGTCAACGTCGCTAACGTCTACAAGCAAGCCATCCCGTACGTCAGATCAGGGGGCGTTTGGAAACTCGCTCGTCCCTACGGTAAAATCGCTGGAGTCTGGAAGGAGGGCATATGATCGAGGGCATTCCCCTTGTTGATGTAGCACCTCCAACCTTGCTCGGCATCTTCATTCTTCTCATCATGTTCGGTCGTCTCGTACCGTGGTGGTTCTACAAAGCCAAGGCCGATGAAGCCGAAAAATGGCGTCTTGCCTTTGAAGCTGAAAGAGAATCCCGTGTCGCTTCCGATGCCCAGACCGCAGAGTTACTTGAACTTGCCAAGACGACGCATAGTATTATCGTGGCGGTATTCACCCCGCCACAGTATTCAGCGTCAGGGGGGGCCTATGTGGTTCCTACGCAGAAAAAGTAAATCTGGGGAAGAAGCACAGGCGGCCCTCGAAGACGCACAAATGCATTTGAAGGAGGTCAAAAAGCGAGGAAAGGAAGTTACTAAGATAGCAAATGCTCTGCGGGAATTCCGAGAGGAAAACGAAGATCGATTCGCCGAACAAATGGAGCAGATTATTCTTCGACAAGGAAAGGCGCCCTAGTGATGAACGACTTCCACACTCTCATCCTGTGGATTCGCATTTTCACTATCTGGGCAGCCTTGTGCGCCACGTGTGTACCAGTACTATATGCGTTTTATCCCTGGTACTCTAGGCCCATCGGTCGAGGCTTCATGTTCCAAGCGGTATCGTTCGCACTGGCATTAGATGTAACGGTGGTGTTTTCTCTTTGGCCGCCGGCGAACATCTATGTCATTTTCTACATCGATTTGTTCGTTCTCACACTCATTGGGTTGTCAACGTCGCTGTTGGCATTTTACATGTGGAGGATGAATCGTCCTAAGAAACGAGGGAATCATCGTGCAGTTCAGTAGTCGGGTTTACAACGTCCTCCGCGATGTTGCGCAGGTATATCTCCCCGCCGCCGGTACGCTTTACGTGGCTCTGGCAGTGTTGTGGTCGCTTCCCGCGGCGGAGCAGATCTCGGGAACCGTGCTGGCCCTCGATACGTTCCTGGGTGCTGTTCTAAAGGTGAGCACGGCAGCTTACAACAAGAGCGAAGAGAAGTTCGGCGGAACCCTCGCCATCGAGGATCATGAAGATGGGTCAAGGCTGCGCGTCAAGCGTGTCGACCCTGTGGTGCTGACAACTCAAGGCGAAATCACGTTCAAGATTGTGAAAGAGTAGCTTCTTCCATGCGGGTCGCGCGAAAAACTCGCGCTATGATGAGACCGCCCGCTATTGAAGGAGAACGCATGTTCGCCAAGAAGACCCCTACCCGCGAACTCGTGGCTCTCGACGAACTCATTGACTCGGTGTATGCCGATCTTGCTGGATTTACCAGCGATGACGACGAGTTTGACAAGCAAACCACCCAGCTTCAGAAGCTGCTCCGATTGAGGGCTGAACTTACCCCTCAGACTCGAGTGAGCCCTGACGTGCTGGCGACAGTTGCTGCCAACCTCATCGGCATCGTTGCGATCCTCGGATACGAGCACGCGCACGTCGTGACGTCGAAAGCCCTGAGTTTCGTGGCCAAGCTTCGGTGATCATCTAACTCATCACAAGCCACGTCTACAGACATGGGGGACGCGTAAAAAACGTCCCTTATGTTTTTTGCCTTTCGCAAGGAAAACTCATCCTATAATGAGACCCCCTACGAAAGGACAGACGATGTTCAAGAATCGTTCGTTCCAGGTCAAGTTCGTCAGAGACAAGCAAATCTCGGGCGACCCGATCGATCGCGGAAACGCCGTTGACGGCATTCTCGTCGCGCAAAGCTACGCTGACCTCGTCGTGAATACTGCAACCGAACTCGCGAAGATTGGCATCATCCTGATCCTCGTCAAGACCGGATGCGATTTGGTTCGTACCGCAGCAAACGCTGTCACCAAGTAGTACTCGAGCCTAGAGCCCCACAAGGGCTTTAGGTTTTCGCAGAAATTACATAGCCTATAATGAGACCCCTACGAAAGGACCTGTCATGCTGAAGAACAAGATTGCCAACATGACCAACCGTCAGCTCGCCGCTGCTGTTGGAACGGAGCTCGCCAAGACTGTTGCTGTTGCAGTAGCCGCTGGCGTCGCGTTCCACCTTGCAGTTCGACTGATTGCTGGTCCCGTTGCGAAAGATTCCAACAACGACTGACCCTACGAGAGACATCAAAACCTCGAGCCTACAAAGGCTTTAGGTTTTCGTTCTACCTGAAGGGATTGTCCATGCTTGACGTTTTGGAGTTTATCGCACTGTTGTTCAAGGTCCTCCTGTGGACGCTCATCGTTCTGTTTGTGTTCTGGGTCCTGCCTGCTATGGTGCTCCTCACGGGCGAGGAGCTCTTCGGCGTGCAGCGTCCCGTCATCCAGCCAAAGCCGGAGCCATATCAAGGTAGGCATTGGCGCGATCCGCAAGACTATACCAAGAAGATGTATATCATCGCGTTCGTCAATCGCTATCGTGAGGATCACGGTGGCATTCTCAGTCATAGGAGACTTTCTCATGGGTAACATTCCGGAGCTCGTGTTCGTCGTCACCGTCGCGACCGTCCTGGCCATCGTCGGCTTGTTCTGTCTGCTGTGCGCCGTGGCGTTCGTTCTGACTTGCATTCACGAATGGCGAAAGCAAAACGCAGCGCTGAGGCTTTTGGAAGCGCGAGAAGAGATCGTCAAGCGTGAGCGACGCATGGAGCAAAAGACCGGCGAGGAACACTGGAAAACCATAATGAGCGAGATTGATAAGGAGTATCGTGGAAATTAGCGATCTGGCGAAGCGCCTGGCAAAGCTGACCGCCGACAACTCTCCCGCCATCTTCACTGCGCTCGGTGTGGCCGGAGCACTCACGACGGCATATCTCACGGGGAAGGCTTCGTTCAAGGCAGCCAAAATCATCTCCGACGAAGAATTCTCTGTTTCGAGAGGCGTATCTTTCCGACTCGGCACTCGAGACAAAGTGGAGAAGGTATGGAAACTGTACATCCCGCCGGCGGGCAGTGCCGTCGTCACCATTGCCTGTATCATTCTGGCAAACCGCATCGGGAGCCGCAGGGCAGCTGCTTTGGCTGCAGCGTATGCGATTTCCGAGAGAGGCTTTGCCGAGTACAAACAGAAGGTGGTCGAGAAACTTGGAGCTCCCAAGGAGCAGAAGGTCCGGGACGAGATCGCCCAGGAACGAGTCAACAAGAATCCGTTCAACGATCTGTTCGTGATCGGCGAAGGTCAGGCTCTCTGCTACGACTCCTACACCGGAAGATATTTCTTGTGTGATATGGAGTCGATCCGTCGCGCGGAGAACGACATCAACTACGAGATCAACAGCAATTACTACGCCTCGCTGACCGACTTCTACAACAAGATCGGTCTGCCAAGGACGTCGATGTCCGACAACGTGGGTTGGAACGCTGACAAGCTTCTCGAGGTCGAGTACTCCGCAGTGCTTAGCGAGACCGGAAAGCCCTGCATCGCCATTGACTTTCGCGTCGAGCCTGTTCGCGGATATTCCCGCCTGCAGTGATGAGGGATCATGAAACACGGGTACTGGACAATTCATTCGAGATTCCTCACTCGCTCACCTCGATATTTGGCCGGAGCGAAGATCAACAAATGTAAATACAACGCCACGAAGAAGGATCGGCAAGGAATGGATATTCCTGATCAACTGAAATATGGTCGATCAGCAAAATACTCGCAAGATCTACGTGGCCTATAATGAGACCCCTACGAAAGGACCCCATCATGGAGAACGCCGAAATCGTCGAGGTCGTCGAAGACCCCTCCGTCAACAAGAACGCGATCATCGCCGTTGCCGTCACCGCCGTGGTGATGGGCGCAGCCGTGATCGCGACCAAGTTGTGGAAGCGTCACCAGACGGCCAAGTTCGAAGAGCAGCTCGTGATCGAGGCCGAAGAGGCCGCTCAGAACTAACCCTTGAGGAAGGCTCAGCGACGCTAACGCTGAGCCTATCCTTTTCATTTTTCACTTGAGAGGGCACCATGATCAAGCAACCCATCACGTACCAGGACTACAACGGTGTCACGCGCACCGAAAACCACTACTTCAACCTGAGTATCGACGAGATCGCGGAGCTGCAGGGAACGGTGGGCGGAGGTGACCTGGAGACGCTCATGCAGATGATGATCGACAAGAAGGACATCGTCGGCATGATCGGCACCTTCAAGAAGGTCATGCAGCTCGCCTATGGCGTCCAGTCCGAGGACGGTCGGCGGTTCATCAAGACCCCGCAAGCCTGGGATGAGTTTCACAGCTCCAATGCCTTCAACGAACTGTTCTTCGAGCTCCTGACCGACGCCGAGAAGAGTTCCAACTTCATCATCGGCATGCTCCCCGGCGACTTCGACGCCAAGATGGCCAAGCTCAAGGCCGCTCAGGACGGTAGGAGCGTGACAGTCGAGGACGCCAAGCACGAGAAGTACGAGCGTACTGTCGACGACTACAGCCGCGAAGAGCTTCTCGAGATGGACCAGGAGTTGTTCAACAAGCTCGTCGGCACCGATCCGGTGAAGATGGACAAGGCACATCTGGTCATCGCCATGCAGCGTCGAAGCCTCGGAAGGGGGTGAGAAACATGAAGGTTGCATTTCACGTCATCATGACGTTCCTGACCGGCGGTCTGTGGCTGATCGTCCTGGGTATCAAGTTCCTCGTCAAGAACAGCTAGTCCTGCGAGTCGTGGGGAGTCAGCAATGCGTAGGGTCGTGATCATAGGGGTCTCCGACCTGAAATATTCCGGATGCTTGACTTATAAACGACAGCCGAAGGCGGATTGGCGACCTGGCGGTGGCGTCATATCTGTAGAACATTGTGCCCTCCCTCGCAGGAAATGCACAGCATATAATGAGACCCCCTACGAAAGGACCCCATCATGAAAGACTACCTCAACAACCTGAAGCGTGCAGCTCAGGAGAACCCCGTTGCCGCCCTGGCAGTGGCAGCTCTGGCCGTTACCGCAACCGCCAAGCTGATCACCGCCATCGGTCAATACGAGGGCTCCCACGCCTACGCGAAGGACGTTGCCCGTCGAGTGAAGGCATCCCGCTAGAACCTCAAAACCAGGCCCCACAAGGGCTTTGGTTTTTCTCTCGCGATTTCTACAGGGGGTATAATGAGACCCCTACGAAAGGATTGACATGAAGGAAAAGCTCTTTCTGAAGCTGTTCCCCGTCGCCGTCGGAATCGTCGGTTCGGTCGTCATTGGCTACGTGGTCAAGGGCGAGCGACAGGTGATCAAGATGGTCGAGGACCGCTTCAGCAAAGCAACTGACATCATCGAATCGTAACTACTCGAAACTCCGAGGCTAAACCTGGCCTTTGAGTTTTCTCTTTCGAAACGAGGAAGCGTGGAAGATTTTCCTCCAAATAGTCATAAGGCCAGGATCACGCCGATCAGCGCGAAGGTTGAGCCGAAGCACGTCGAAAAGGTCGTCGAACAGGAAGTTACTCGGCGAAAGAAGCCTCTTGGCAAGCGATTGTTCGAGACATTTCTGGGCGGAGACGCACGATCGACCACGTCATATCTCGTGATGGAGGTGTTGATTCCTGCGGCCAAGGATACCATCACTGATCTGATTAACCAAGGTGCCGAGCGAATGCTCTACGGCGAGAGTCGCTCGAGGAATCGTCGGTCTTCATTCGGCTCGAGCTCCACCGGATACGTTAGTTACAACCGATATTCAGCTAGCGCTGCGCCTGCTCGACGCGAAGAGCCACGTCAGCAGATGAGTCGCCGCGGGCGGGCTTATCACGATCTTGATGAGATCGTCCTGGGCTCTCGAGTGGAGGCCGGTGAAGTTCTGGATCGTCTCGAAGATCTTATCGGTCGATATGAGTCGGCTTCGGTTGGCGATCTCTACGATTTGGTCGGTGAACCCAAGACGCACGTCGACGAACGATGGGGTTGGAAAGATCTTCGTGGCGCAAAGGTAGTCAAACTTCGCGACGAGGGTTTCGTTCTGGATCTTCCGAGACCCGAGACACTCGATTAAATCTCAACCATGGGCGAACAAAAAGTCAGGGAAGCGGTCAAATCCGTATATCCCACGAAGCGATGGGCACGAAGAGTTGATCAGATGAGCGACGAGCAAGTTGTCGCCGTCTACATGCGTTTCAGACTACAAAACAAACTGTGAGGAGTCGAAGTGAACAAGCTCACGACCTTGAAAAACCTGGTCACAAGTAAGGTCGGCCTGCAGTTGCTGAGGGCCAAGAAGCATTCTCCGGCCGCCCTGTTCGTTGCGGGCACCGTCGGCATTGTCGGAACTGTAGTGCTCGCGTGCCGAGCCACTCTGAAGATCGACGAGGTGCTGGACGAGCACAATGACCGGTCCGCGAAGATGGAGCTCAATCGCGGTTCGCTGGACTACACGGAGAGGGCCTTCCAGGAAGACCGGGTCAAGCTGTACGTCCAGACCTCCTTCAAGCTGGTCAAGCTGTACGGTCCGGCCATCCTCGTGGGTGCGGCGTCGATCGCGGCACTGACCGGTTCGCATGTGATCCTGAATCGCCGCTACGCGGGCGTCACCGCGGCTTACGCGGCGTTGGACAAGGCGTACCGGGAGTACCGAAGTCGAGTGAAGGATGAGATCGGTCTGGAGAAGGAGCGCGAGCTCTACTCCGGTACCAACTCTCGAGAGATCGTCGAGGAGACCGAAGAAGGCGCGGTGGTCAGGACGGTGAAGACCGCGGCCGGTCGTTCGCCCTACTCGTTTCTCTTCGACAAGGTTAACTCGGAATCGTGGTCGAAGGACCCGGGCTACAACCAGATGTTTCTCAGATCCAGCCAGAGCTACGCGAACGACTTGCTTCGGGCCCGCGGGTACGTGCTGCTCAACGACGTGCTCGACATGCTCGGCATCGACCGGACTCGTGCGGGTTGCGTGGTGGGTTGGGTTCTTGATGGCGGGAACAGCGACAACTACATCGACTTCGGCGTGTTCGACGGCGACGAGTGGAAGGCCATGCAGTTCGTCACCGGAGCCGAGAAGTCTGTCTGGCTCGACTTCAACGTGGACGGCGTCATCTACGACAAGTTGCCGGGCTGATCATGAACAGGTTCATTGTCGGCACCATCGTCGCTTCGACGTTGTCAGCCGGAATCGGATTGGTCTCCGGATACTTCTTCGCAAAGACTCGCCTCGAGAAGAAATACGCCGAAGAGCTCAAGAAAGAAATCGAGTACTCGAAGGCGTTCTACGCAAAGATGCACAAGAGGGATGCGTACGAGACCCCGGAGAAGGCAGTCAAGGAACTCATTCCTGAAGAGGCCGTCGAAGCACTCTTGTCGTATCAGGGTCGAGAGACTGTTCGGGTCGACTACCATGCCATCAGCAAGGGCGAGCAAGTCGTCAAGAACATCTTCTCTGAGACCAGCTCTACGGACATCGAGCGAGAGATCGCCAACCGAACCGAAGAAGCTCCCTACATTATCAGCCTGCAGGAGTACCAGGAAAACGAGAACGAGTACGACCAGTCCACGTTGACCTACTACGAGGCCGACCAAGTGCTGGCTGACGAGAAGGAAGAACACATCCCGAATGCCGACGACGTCGTCGGCGACAACAATCTCCCTCGATTCGGCCATCGTTCCAACGATCCGGATACCTTGTACGTGCGCAACGACGCGCTCAGTATGGAGTTCGAGATCATTCGCAAGACCGGCAAGTACAAAGAAATCGTCCTGGGCATGACGGACTAGGACAACATCATGAGCCAACCTCTGGACGAGTCATATTTCACATGGCTCTACAGCAAAGTGGGCTCGGTCAAAATCGCGAACCCCTCGAGAACTTATTGGGGGCTCCTGAAAAAACTCTACACGAAAGAGTTTATCTGGTTCGTCCCGAACGACGATAATCGCGCCGAAGACGGCCGGGCTCTACGACAAGAGTTCATGCAAGAAGAGGGAATCGCCTCGATAGACGAGAACTGGATGCATTTGGGATGTTCGATGTTGGAACTTCTCATCGCGCTATCGAGGCGTATTGCCTTTGAAACCGGCTGGACGCATTGGACGTGTTTCTGGGAGATGATGCATAATCTACTGTTGGACGAATATGACGATAGTAGAAAACTTCCGGAGCAAAAAGTCGATGATATCCTGGATTGCGTCATCTGGAGAACGTATGCCGATGATGGAACAGGCGGTCTGTTTCCAGTTCGAGGCTGCAGAGACATGCCTAGCATGGAGCTGTGGTATCAAATGCAAGCATATATGATCGAGAACTACGGCTACTAGCCCGAAGGGAGGATAAATGGATTTCTTTCAAATCAACACGAGAGAGATCGAAACTGGCCGGAACAAGGGTCAGCTCGAGGTATATCCCGATTTCGTGGTTGGTAGATCGAAAGATCTCATGGTTCGCGGACGCGCGTTCTATGCGATCTGGGACGACGGCGAGGGTTTGTGGTCTACGGACGAATATGACGTCCAACGTCTTGTAGACCACGAACTGGCTGAGTACTCCAAGAAGATGACCGCTGATGTTCACGTCAAGTACATGCGGTCGTTCGGTACCAACGGTTGGAACCAGTTCAGAAGGTTCATGAGTCAGATCAGCGACAATGCGCATCAGCTTGACGAGACATTGACGTTTGCGAACACTGACGTCAAGAAAACCGACTACGTGAGCCGTCGTCTACCGTATCACCTTTCTCCTGGTGATATCTCGGCGTGGAATGAGTTGGTCGGAACGCTGTATGCCCCGGAAGAAAGGGCGAAAATCGAATGGGCTATTGGTGCAGTCGTTTCAGGCGACTCCAAGAAGATCCAAAAGTTTCTTGTCCTCTACGGTCCTGCCGGGACAGGAAAGTCGACGGTTCTGAACATCATACAGAAACTGTTCGACGGATACACAGCGAGCTTCGAAGCCAAAGCACTAGCGTCGAATGGGAACGCGTTCGCGACGGAGGTTTTCAAAAATAACCCGCTTGTAGCGATTCAGCACGATGGCGATTTGTCCCGTATTGAGGATAATACGAAAATTAACTCCATCGTCTCGCATGAGTGGATGACGTTCAACGAAAAGTACAAGCCCAGCTACGACGCGCGTGCCAATGCGATGCTGTGGATGGGTACGAACCAACCGGTGCGGATATCCGATGCAAAGTCCGGCATTATTCGGAGGCTTATCGATGTTCATCCCACCGGAGAAAAATTGCACCCGAATCACTATCATACCCTCATGGGGAAGATTGAGTTCGAACTTGGTGCAATTGCCCATCATTGTCTTGAGGTATACCGGTCGATGGGGAAGAACTTCTACAACACCTATCGACCACTCGAGATGATGCTCCAAACGGACATATTCTTCAACTTCGTCGAGGCGAACTTCGACATCTTCAAGGCTCAAGACGGCGCAACGTTGAAGCAGGCATATTCCTTGTACAAGGAGTACTGTGAATCAACCGGAATCGAACGACCTCTCCCCCAATACAAAGTCCGAGAAGAACTCAGAAACTATTTCCGAGAGTTCCATGACCGGTCTAGCGTTGACGGGGTGGTTGTTCGAAGCTATTATTCGGGGTTCACAGCCCATCCCTTCAAAGCTCCCATTGCCGACGACGCAGCCGTCTTCTCGTTGGTCATGGAAGAAACCACGTCTATCTTCGATCGGGAGTACGCCGACGCTCCGGCCCAATTGGCTAAGGAGGATGGCACTCCGGCGAAGCGTTGGTCTGAGGTCAAAACGACGCTGGCTGAGATAGATACTTCACAACTGCATTTCGTAAAGGTTCCAGAGAATCATATCGTGATTGATTTCGATTTGGAAGGAGACGACGGTGAAAAATCTCTTGAACGAAATCTTGCAGCAGCTTCAGTCTGGCCACCCAC